TGGTGATCGCGCGGGACCGATCTCTCTCCGCGATCAAACTCGCTATTTATAAATAAACCCCACAAATGACAAACGCTGCACAATACGTCATGCTGAATTTTGGGCATCACACATTGCGTTGGCATCTCGCTCAGATCCGCGCAAATCGAACAACCTGCGATCTGGTGGCCGCGCATTACGCACCGGACGATGACAGTCCTGCTCGACGCACGATTTCAAAGGGGTTGGCTGACCTGCTCAAAGCCAAGTCCGAAGATCTTCCAGAAAGTCTGCGATGACCCAGAGCGAGTACGTCAAACACTCTGGCCTGACCAAAGGTCGAGTTTCTCAGTTGGTTTCAAAGGGGATGCCTTTGGACTCAGCGGAAGCAGCGGATGCTTGGCGTGGATCATCGGCCCAACGTCGCAAAGCAGCTATCGAAGCCAGCCACATTCGATCGGAGCCTTTGGATGGACCTTACCGCCCACCGGAAGCCCAAGAGAAAGTGGACCGCTCGCAGGTTGCTAACGACACCCCACAGGGGGCATATGAGCGACAGAAGGAGATCGAACGTGCAGCCTATGGTCTAGCCGTTGAAAGTCTCAGAGCGAGATCTCTGGACGCTGGACGCATGGTCTCGGTGCATTCGACAGCAGCCAAGAACTTGATTTCTGCACGGCAAGACGTTCTGGATCTCGCAGAGCGTGAGCGGAAACTGGTCTCTGGCGATTGGGTCAAGAAGGTGATGCAAGACCATGACGGTGCTGTTGCTCAGTTGCTCAAGAGTATGCCCAAGCAGCTTGCCGGTCGCATTGCACCGCATGATCCAGAACACGCCGAAAGAGAGCTTGAGCGTTGGGTTCAGGACGTTTGTTTGAAGACGTTACACCAGACAGATCCATGGAAATCTTGAACTGCCAGAAGCCGCGAGGGTTGGAGGCTCTCAGACAGAATCGAATTGCTATCAAAGCCATTGAGCGTGACACCGCTCTCCGGTTCCTGCCGATCGCAGATGACAAGCCGTCGCGCATTGATGGATTCGTCTGGAACCAGAATACCGGCACGATCACTGGAATTTACGAGGTCAAATCTCGGAATTACTCCCGAGCAAAACTGGAGTCAACCTATGGAAACCAATGGATGATCTCGTGGAGCAAGCTTCAAGCGGCTCTTGATATCACCAAGCACACCAAGCTTCCTTTCTGGGGAGTGTTGCACTTGGAGCCTGACGGAATTGTCCTGATGGTTGAGATCTTTAATGAGAACGCAACTTGGGGATGCAATGTCCAGTTACGAGACAAGCTTGTAGATGGAGTCAATGAGCGCATGGCGTTCTTGAACATGGGAGAGGCTCGAAAGCACAGCATCGCGGACAATCAAACTGAACTGTTCTGATGCGCGATCTTGAGCGTGAAATCCTAGAGTTCCGCCGTCAGATCTACCGCCCGTCTCCACGGCAGACTGTGGTGGAATGGGCGGAATCAAACCTGACGTTGACTCAGAGGCAGACGGAGCATCCCGGCCCATTCTCGACCGCTGTCCGTCCGTATTGCCGAGAACCGCTGGAGTGTTGGAAAGATCCTTCAGTGTCAGAGGTTACGTTGTGTTGGGGATCTCAAACCAGTAAGACAACAACGCTCATGGCTGGTCTTGCATGGGCTATCGACACTGAACCTAGTCCCGCACTGTGGCTGATGCCTTCCGAGAATCTGGCTCGCAGCTTTTCAAAGTCTCGGTGGCTCCCGATGCTGGAAGACTGCCCCGCGCTGGTAAAGCGGTTCCCTTCAGACAAAGACCAGATGACGAATCTAGAGCAGCAATTCGACCGCTGCACGTTGACCTTTGTGGGGTCAAACTCACCGGCAAATCTTGCCTCTCGTCCCGTCCGAATCTTGGTGGCAGATGAAGTGGACAAATTCGCTGAAGCGACAGCAAAAGAAGCCGATGCGTTGGACCTTGCAGAGCAACGACTTAAAGCGTTCTCAAGCTCCAAAGCCTTCTTCACCAGCACTCCCACAACATCGGAGGGTCGAATCTGGCAGCGTTTCCTACGAGGAGACCAGCGACGGTATTACATCCCGTGTCCGCACTGCTCCGAGTACATCAAACTGGAGTGGCGGCAGGTGACTTGGGACAACGCCAAGACCGAGGATGGGAGGCCGGACTGGCAGAAGATCCGGTCGTCTGCACACTACGTTTGCCAACTCTGTCAGGGAAAGATCAATGATAGTCAGAAGGTCGCAGGGTTGAGAAACGGCAAATGGATTGCGGAAAATCAAGCGAGCCTTCCGAGCGTTCGATCTTACCATCTTTCGTCTCTCTATTCACCGGATCGAAAATGCACTTGGGGTCATTTGGCCGTTTCATTCTTGGAAGCCAAAGCATCCATGATGGGGTTGCAAGGGTTCATCAACGGTATGCTCGCGGAACCGTGGGAGAACCAAGAGAGCCAGCAAGAGAGGGTTGAAGTCGTCTCCGACTCCGGTCTCCCAGAGGCTCGACGATATCTTACCGCTGACGTGCAAGCCGCTGCACCGTTTGTGTGGTGGGTCTGCCGAGAATGGAGCAAAGGAAACTCGCGTCTGGTTGCTGCCGGTCATGCGGACGATTTTGCCGCTCTGCGACGGGTTCAACTTCAATACAACGTCCATGACATGGATGTGGGTGTTGACTCCGGTTTCAACACTCAAGCCGTCTATGACGCTTGCGCCGAGTTCTCGCAGACCAGCAGCAATCCGATCACCTATCCATGCGGTCTGCGATATCCACCGGAAGGTGGACTCCGAAAGCCGATGCTCATTGGCTGGATGCCGATGAAAGGTCGAGAGACTGGTGCGCGATTCACCAGCAAAACCGGAGCAATCCATCCTTTCGGCATCACCACCTCGACATCCATGCGAACCGATGCGGTGCAACCGCTTCTTGTGTTCGACACCGAGCATATGCGGGAAGTCCTTCAACGGCTCCGTAAAGGCTCGGAATCGCATCAATGGACTGTTTGTAGTCTACCGGCACCGCTAGAGGCTGACGGGGCATTTGCGTCTGATTCTGACACATACTGGAAGCATTTGGACTCTCACGTCCTAAAGCCAACCGCAAATCGTGCTGGCAGAATCAAACATCTCTGGTTCAAGAGAAATACTCGTTGGCCAGATCACTTGCATGACTGCGAGTTGATGCAATTGGCGATGGTGATGTTGTGGAACGATCTTGCATCTAGCACTTCCGAAAATTCTGGTGGTTGACAAGTCTTTCGCTCTGTGAATAGTCCGCGCAAGTGTTCACATACACTGTAGCGACCAAGCGAGCCTACTTGCGTACCACATACGCAAGCAAAGGTGCTTTGACGCTATTGGAAGCGTTGACCGCTAAGCTTACCGTTTCCGCAAACTCTCAGGAGTCCGGTCAGATTGTTCGCCAGACTTCCAGCAGCGATGTTTCCGTTGAGTTCGCTGAACCCGGAAAAGGGACCGCTGCTCCTATGGAGATGCTGGAAATGTGGGAATCCCTGTTGGGTGATTACGACTACGCTGTGACGCTATTGGCTGGAGATGGTGTTACGAGTCCGACTGATCTCCAGATTTACAACAAGATGCTCGGAGCGATCTTGATTGCCACCACTCGTTATTTCGGAGACTTCACGCAGTTCCGAAGGGAGCCTACCACTCGGATGTCATAATGGGAATCCTAGCAACCATCCGAGAGAAACTCTTTCCTGCTCCCGCTAACAAGTACGAGGGAGCGAGTCAGTCGTTGCGCCGGTCTTATCTGGACACGTCTTACACTTCTGCTCGTTTTGACGTCACCAGTTCGACCCGACAAGCCATTGTCCGTAAGTCGCGTTTCTTTGAACAGAACAACGCGATAATGAACAGATTGGGGGATCTGTTTGAGTCTTACACAGTTGGATCTTCGTTCTCCGTTCAACCCGCTTCTAGCGATCCTGCTTGGAATCTTAAGGCTAAGAAGTGGTTCGATATCTGGTGCCGATATCCCGATATCGGTTCCCGTCAGTCGTTCTCGACGCTCATGGGACAAGCCGCCCGTGGTTGGTTCTATGATGGGGAATCTTTTATTCTGCTTACCCGTGGAGAGAGCGGAAAGCCTCGGTTGCAGTTGATCGAAGCCCAATCGGTGGCGACTCCGGTTGGCATGGAGTCAGACGAGACCGTGTTTGACGGAATCCGCTTTGATCCGCGCACTGGTCGCGCTGTTTCGTATTTCATCGGTTCCGAGAAAACCCAAGGAAACCTCGTCGATGTTCGCTCCATTCCTGCGGATTCGGTCGTTCACATCTACGAGCCTAACCGGCCCGCCCAGCTTCGCGGTCTCCCATTTGTCTCTGCGGTCATCAATGACCTGCACGACCTCGACGATCTCCAAAAGCTTGAAATGGAAGCCTGCAAGCTCGGGGCTTCCGTCGCTCAAATCGTCAAAACCGTAAGTGGTGAAGTTCAAGCTTCCAGCCTCCGCGCTGGTATTGGTGCGAATGTAACGCCTAACACTGCTGAGACGTATTACGAGCAAGTGTTCGGTTCTTCCGTTAAGGTTCTGAAGAACGGAGACACTTTCGAGCAGTTCGCCACCGAGCGTCCCGGTGTGAATATGCGGGAATACTGGCGGCAACTGACAGAAAAGGTCTGTGCCGGTGTTGGTATTCCTTATGTTCTGGTCTATCCAGAGTCCATGCAGGGAACGGTCTATCGCGGCGCGCTAGATATGTCCGCTGTTTGGTTCCGATCGCGCCATCAGGTCATGGCTTCTGCTGCTCGACGTATTTACGAATACGTCATGGAGTACGCGATCAAGAGTGATCCCACTCTGAATGATGCTCCTTCTGATTGGTACGAAGTTTCAATCACTGCTCCTCGTTCTCCCAATGTTGATGTTGGCCGTAACTCGGCGGCTCAACTTGCTGAGTTGGAAGCCGGTGTTGTGACTTACGATGAGGTCTACGGTGCGCGTGGACTTGATTGGCGTTCTGCTCTTGAGGCTAAGGCTCAACAAGCTTTGTTTGTTCGTCAGTTGGCCGACAAATACAACGTTGATGTCTCTGAGATTTCGGTGATTCAGAAAGAGCGTCCTGCGGCTAGTGCTGCACCGGCTATTGACATTGAAGATGATTCTTCTGAATCTCCGTTGCCAGTTGCTCCGTCTGAAGGTGGATCGCAACCGCTTGTTGTAGAACAAACGGAGGTTACCGCTAAAGCCAAAAAGCAACGCAAGCCGCGAGCCAAGAAAACCGAATGAGCTTCACCAAAAAGACTGACTGGCTCTATTATTCACCGGCAAATTCTGCTGGTGAGACTTCAACCATCCAGATCTTCGATCAGATTGGGGAAGATTGGTATGGTGGTAGCGGTCTGTCTGCTAAGCAGTTCTCGGACGTCTTGAACGAGATCGGAAATGGTCCGCTCTTGGTCGAGATCAACAGTCCCGGTGGTAATGTCTGGGATGGTCTAAGCATTTACAATCAGTTGCGCGGTCGCAAAGCTCCGGTGACCACTCGGGTTGTCGGCATTGCGGCTTCGATTGCTTCCATCATTGCTCTTGCCGGTGATCGCGTCGAGATGGCTGATGCCGCTCTGATGATGATTCACGATCCGAGCGGAATGGCTTCTGGCACTTCCGAGGATATGCGGAAGATGGCTGATGCTCTCGACCAACACGCCGAAGTGCTGGTTGGAGTGTACGCTAAGAAAACCGGCAGGTCTCCTGAGTCGATCCGCGCTGCAATGAAAGCGGAGACTTGGTTCACCACCGCCGAAGCTCTTGCTTTCGGTCTGGTGGATAAGCCAATCAAACAGCTTGCGATGGCTGCGAAGTGGCACCCTCGCGCTGTTACCAAGACCGCTCCCGAGACGGTCAAAAACAATCTCCGCCGAGGTCTTGAGCAGTACGCTGAAGGCTTGGCCGGAGAAGGTCTGGAGAAACAGACCGTTCTTGAGGCTGAATCTCTGGTCGCTGGAGAGCAGCCCACCGAAGATAAAGTCGAGAAGGCTAACGCTTGGTGGGGTCGCAATGAGCGATTCCTTGAAGCCGAGCCTAATACTCCCGCCGATGTCGCTGCCAACCTTTGGGGTGGTGCGGCTGGACGCGACTGGTTCCGCGCTCTTTACGCTCAGTTGGAGCGTGAAGAACTGGAGGAAGATGATTCCCCAGACGATAAGATTTCGACCAACAGCACCAACGCTGAAGGCGAGGGTGGCGTGACCAACACGCCGCAACCAACACAAAACAACACCGACACAACCATGTCTGACACTACTACTGTGGCGGCTGCGGCTCCTGCTGCGTCCGTCGATCTTGCTGCCGTCCTCGCCAAGCTGGCGACGATTGAGGCCGCGATGAAGACCCCCACCGCCGCCCCTGCTCCCGAGCCGGTGCGTCCCGTGATTGAGAACCTCGGAAACCCGCTGCTGGAGAAGCATAAGAGCCTCCGCGCTGGCGCCGAGCGTCGCGCCTTCCTGATTGAGAATCACAGTGAGCTTCTCCGTCAGCAGAGCATCTTTGCTCCGCAGAACGCCAACACCTTCACCTCGACGCTGGTGGTGGATTACCTCGCTGATGCGGTCATCACTGTTGCCGCTACCAAGCTGGCTCTGGTGTCCGCTTTCTCCCGAAATGTGGGTCTGGATAACCTCCGCCCGAAGGCCACCGTTCGCGTCAAGAAGTTCACCACCGGAACCGCCGCTCAGGTGAACCCGACGAACTGGGAGACCAACAACGATTCGACGCTTGCTGCCACCTCTGTCACCGTCGATCAGATCTCCAAGAACTTCACTGTCACGCAGGAGGAACTCAATCAGGGCTTCGCTCTGGCCGATCTCGCTCAGGGTTCCGCTGATCTGTTCGCGTACGGCATCAGCGACAAGCTGACCGCCGTGATGACCGCTGCCAACTACGGCACCGCGCTGACCATCGGCACCGCTGCGAATTTCGACACCAGCGATCTCCCTGCGATCCTCGCTGCTGCCAAGAACTACCGCTCCAAGAACCTGATTCTGGACGGTGGCCATATGGCTCGACTGTTGTTCAGCGGCACTCTGACCGCTGCCGCCGGTACGGTTCCGATCCCTGATGCTCGTTACGGCCCTCTCAACAACGGTCGTTTCGGATTCGATATCATCGCCGAAAACAACCGCTGGACTGGTGCTGAGACCAATGCGGCTGGTTTTGTGTGCGGTCCCGACGCTATCGCCATCGCCTCCGGTCTGCCGGTGGGCATGGTTGCCGGTGAGTTCATCGAACAGCGCACGGTCACGACCAACAACGGTCTGTCCTGCTTGCTCTCGGTCTGGTACTCCCGCGCTACCCGTAGCCACATGGCGTCCTATGACATCATGTTCGGTGCCGCCGCTGCGGATACCACTCAGGCCGAGGTTCTGATCACCGCCTAATCCTAACGGATATGCGACTCGCAACCACTATTGCGGTGGACCGGAACGGTAAGAGCAAAATCGTTTCTGGTCCCGATGTTGACGCGACTCTCCAGCGCGACAGCTTCAACACCGCGAGCGTCCCCGAAGGAGGCAAGCTCATCCTGTGGATACAGGGAGCCTTAGCACCGAAAGTCCGAAAAGGTTAACCTAAAATTGGGGAGGCTGCTGGAATAGGTCCGGTAGCCTCCCCTCTAACCAGATTCCAAAATGTCCGCTTACCAGTCAGATGTAGCAACGCAGGATTCGATGGGTCATCAGGGTTTCACTCTGGTGACCGGCACCTCCGCGCAAACTGCGGGATACATCGCAATCCAGACCATCACCGCGACCGTGATCTCGTCCATTGCTGGCACTGGTATTACCGGCACTTGGAGCGGGACCACCATTCCCGCTGGCATCACCATCGTGGGTAAGATCTCCAGCTTTACGCTGACGAGTGGCGCGGTCATCGCCTACTTCGCTCGCGCCACAACCTGATGACACTCGCGCTCTCACTGCAACTGTCTACGTCGGATGATGCCATCGAAGTGGCGTATCCTGCGATGGACCGTTACATGATGCAGGAGGACGCGACATCGTTTGTCCTCCAAGAGGACGGCACTTCCAAAATCGTTTTCTCACTCTCCACCGACTAATCCCTGACCTATGCCAGACTCCAAGATTACAGCCCTGACGAGCATCGGAGCCTCTACCGATCCCGCGAACGATCCGCTTGTGTTGGTGGACGTTTCCGATACGTCAATGGCCGCGAGCGGAACGACCAAGAAGGTCACGCTGAATCAACTGCTTGGTGCAAGCGGCACCGCCACCCTCGCCTCCGCCACGATCACCGGCGATCTGACGGTGGATACTAGCACCCTGAAGGTGGATTCGGCGAACAATCGGGTGGGTATTGGTACGGCGAGTCCGGGATACGATCTTGAGGTTGCTGGGTCTGTTCGATCCAACATTGCTATCAGGGGTAATTTTGCTGGAGGAACCGATATTGCTCATCTGAGGTTTGTTAACGCCAATGGGTCGATTGTTGGCGACATTTTCTCTCAGAACACCAACGGAGGCGCATCAGACACCGCCTACCTGTCGTTTCAAACTGCTTCATCTGGAACTCTTGCTGAACGCTACCGCATCGCAGGTGACGGCGTAGCCACTTGGTCGAACGTCGGCGGAGTCGCTGGCACCGCCATGACCATCAACTCCACGGGGCTGGGCGTGGGTCAATCTCCGAGTGCAAAGTTATCGGTCAATGATGCAAACGGTATTCCCTTGCGGATTGGAGATATTGCTGCTGCGCCAGCTTCCCAGACCGCTTGTTATGTCGGAATGGCCACTTCGGCTTTGGCTGGAGCGACCAATGGCGACTTAGTTCTGATTCCTAGGACCAGCGCGTCAAACTCAATCACGTTCTGGACTGGGAATGGTACTGCGGCAGAACGTTTCCGCATCGACTCCTCCGGCAACGTCGGCGTGGGGGTTACGCCGAGTGCGTCTTGGTTCACTGGTGCAAAAGTCATCCAATTTGGTGGCACTGGAGCCATCTGGAATAACGGTTCCAACAACACTTCGGTTTCGTCTAACGCCATCGTTGGAAATTCAGGAAGCACATACATCTTTAATACTGCCGCTTCATATTACTCACAGACGACCGGAGCGCACATTTTCTACACTGCCCCCAGCGGCACCGCTGGCAACGCTATCACTTGGACCCAAGCGATGACGCTCGACACCCTCGGCAACTTGCTCGTCGGTCTTGCCACCGCCGGAACCACCGCTGCCAAGACCATCCAGATTGCGAACGGAACCGCCCCTACGGCCAACGTGACTGGTGGCCAGCTCTACGTCGAAGCCGGTGCGCTGAAGTACCGTGGAAGCTCTGGCACCATCACCACGCTCGCTAACGCCTAATCCATACCACCATGAACATCTCTTGGATCATCGAACGCCTTCTCGTTAAGCCGACCGAAGGCGACAAAACCGATGTCGTCATCACCGCCGACTGGCGATGCAACGGCACCGAAACCACCGGCACCGGCGACGACGAGAAGACCTACACCGGCACTTGCTACGGATCGACCAGCTTCGCTCCGCCGACCGATAGCTTCACGCCGTATCCTGATCTGACCGAGCAGCAAGTCCTCGGCTGGTGCTTCGCCAACGGCGTCGATCAGACCGCCATCGAAGCCAACGTCTCCGCACAGATCGCTGATCAGATCAACCCTCCGGTCATCGCTCCGCCGCTGCCGTGGGCTCCTCCGGTGATGATCGTGCCTCCGATGCTACCGCAGGTGACGCCGGAAATCGTTGCGGACGCGCCCGTGGTCGCTGATGCTCCCGCCGCCTAATATGGAAATCAATATCAAGCTCAACGAAACCGAAGCCAATAACCTGATTGCTCTGATCGACATCGCAGTCAAAGCCGGTGGTCTTGCTAACGCTGCCGTCGCTTTGCCGCTGGTCGAAAAGATTAAATCCTCCGCACAACCCAAAGCCGAGTAACCCATGCAAACAGACAGCACCAACAACGGAAGTGGAGTTGGAATCTCTCTTGCAACTGCCGCCGCTGCTGGTGCGGTCTCGTTTATCCCGCAGCTAACGCAGTGGTTCCAGCTTGGAGCCGCTGTGTTGGCTTTCATTGCTGCTGCTATCGGACTCTACAAAGCCATTAAGAAATGAAGAACACCAAGACTACACTCGCTGGTATCGGAGCCATTCTCGTCGCCGTTGGCGGTGCGCTGAAGGCTGTATTCGACGGCGATGCGACCACTAATCTCGACGTTGCTGCGACGATTGCCGCAATCACCGCAGGGATCGGTTTGATCGCCGCGAAGGATGCGGACAAAAATCCCGAGTGAACATCATCGAACAGATTGTCACCGCTCTCTTGAAGTGGCTGACTGGTCTGGCGAAAACTCCACCAACCGTTGAAGATGCGAAACAAGACCCAGAGCTTAAAAAGAAGCTGCTGGATCGCATTGACCGCGCTGGTGGGTAGTTGTGGCTGTGGTACTCGCGTTGTTATGGTGCCTCATGGTGAGCCTGTAAGGCTCGCTGAGACCGTCAAAGCGCGAGTCTGGGTCAAAGGAGCGGACGGGGTTTCTGTGCGCTCCAGCAACCGAATTACGTTGTCTGAGGGTTGGTACGCATTGCCAAAGGACTAATATGGCCCAACAAGTCATCAACACTGGATCAACCGCCAACGACAACACCGGAGACACGCTCCGCGCTAGTTGGCAGAAAGCCAACGACAACTTTACGGAAATCTATGCTGAGTTGCCGATGCTGGCTCCGTCAACGTGGACACCTACGCTGACTGACTCTGGTGGTGGCCGCACGTTCTCGACGACGGTCAACACGGCTCGCCATACGTCCATCGGCTTTGTCGCTACGTTCACCGCCGACATCACCATCAATTCGGTGAGTGGTGCGGCGACCGGAAACCTTCGCTTGAGCCTTCCAGATCCTGCGACTTACGACGCTGCTGTGTCGATCTGGTTGGACAACGCGACGACTCAAGCCAAGACCGCTGTGATTGGTAAAGTTGTCGGTGGCACTTCTTACTGTGAGTTGAGCCACTATGAAACCGGCGACATCTCCAGCTTGGCTGGTCAGCTTCAAGCTACTTCCAGAATCTTGGTTTCTGGCGTCTATTTCACGGCGTGAACCTGATCGCCACAAGTCTGCAACTCGGAATGACGGTCCTTCAGGGAGCGATGGGGAATCCATCGTTCATCTGGCAGGGATCGCTTGTCCGCTGCATTCCTGCTGCGATCACTGATGCCAATGCTGTCATCAACGGAGGCTTCAACGACAACGTGCAGGTCCGTCTGCTGGTCAAGCTGGCCGACTGGAGGCTGGCTGACTCAACGCTGGTGACCGTAGACGCGACCGTCTGGAGTGCTGACGTTGGATCGACCGCTGATCGTTTGCTACAAGAGAGCGGGAGCTTGATCCTTCAAGAGAACACCGACGCTATCCAGTTGACGTTCGGGAAGATGATTCCGGTGGTTGGAAGAACCGTCACCTATGACGGACGATCACTGCGGATCTTGTCTGCCAAGCGCGATGGTACTGGTGCTTATTACGTTCTGGAATTGGGGGCTAAGACCAAATGAGGCCAACAATTACAGTCGATACATCTAGGTTTGATGCCGCTTGGCGCGAGTATCTTCCGAAGACTCGGCGATCTTTGGCTGATGCGATCAACTCGCGGACGTTCTTCTTGATGCTGCGGCTTTACATCTTGCTGCCGCCAAAGTCTCCGCAAGCCGCTCGAAACAAGATTCTCGACTACTTCAACCGTCCGGTTGGTGCTGCTCGTTTCGACAAGAAGACCGGCAAGAAGGTGGGCCGTTCTCGCCAGTTGCGCTTGGTGCATCTGATCGCCCAAGCCAAGAATGCGAAGGCTGGAAATGAGGGGCTTTACGGAGAGGACATGAGGAAAGCCGCCGCAAAGCTGCGACGTCGCGCTGCCGGTTCGGTTGGATACCTCAAGAGTGCTGTGGTCAAAGCTATCCGCAGACTTCAACCGACATTCCGACAATTTGGCGGAACTGTAAGAGCTAAGAAGGGTTCCGCTCAAGTCCGCACTGTCAGCGGAAACCAAGCGTTGATCAATTTGGCAAATCAATATGGATTGCCACAAGAGAACGTCTCGGTTCATCGCGGATCTTCCGCTTACGGATATAACGCAACCGCTGGATTGAACCCACATTCATCTGTGCGATTGAACATTGGGCTTGCGAATGATCAGATGGGAGCCGTCGAATCCATCTATTCAAAAGCGATGCAGCAAGCCTACAACGACGAAGCGAAGGCTCTTGAGGATCACATTACGGCAAAGCTTCAAGAAGATGGTGAATCGCTCGAAAGCAAAGGGGTCACCATCAAATGAATGCCGCAGCGATTAGAGCCGAAAGAGCTATTGCCGATTGGCTTGCAACTGTTGATTGGTCCAGCTCTCTTCTTGGAACTCCAAGCTTTCTAACCTCTTACGGGAAAGGCGCGTTCAATGATCCTGACTTGGAAGACAGGATGCCAGATTTTCCTAGGATCGTAATCAGCGTTACGCAATCAAATCCGGTGATGCCGAAAGACACCACTTGCGAAATGACCGTCAGGGTTGATTTGCAGGTTTCTGCTGATGATTCGACGGAAACTCAGATCCTATCAGTTGTCAGAGTGTTTGAGAATGCTCTACAAGACCTGTTCCTTGAAGGTGGAGCGTCAATCTTGAATGCTTCAAGCTCCAACGACAACGGAGCATTTACAGCTCAGTTTGCAACACCGACAGATTTTGGTTCTACAAACGTGAGCGACAGATCTAGAGTATTTTCCAGAACTTTGACACTATTTGCTTCCGCAACAACCTAACACCTAACACAACATGGCTAACACTCAGGGTAAGAAATACATCTTTGGTTCACCGGCTACGCTTGCGATTTATGATGCCGCAGGGAATCCAGTTGTTTCTGGATACGTCTCTCCAGACATTGAATCTTACGACATCACCCACGATTGCGATACCGAAGAAGTTCGCAATAGCAGTGGTGAAGTTGTTGGGCATATCACCTACAACAACCGCATCACGCTAACCGTCAACTTCGTTCCCGCAGATGCTACGACCGTTGACAACGCCAAGCTTGCCGCCGCGATTGCTGACGGGAATGGCACCGCGACATTGACAGGTGCGCCTGTCATTGAGGTTGGGGGATTTACCGATGCGCTGAATGCTCCCGGTGCGGGTTCTCCTTCTCCCGGTGGCCGTTGGATCTATGCTGGTGGTGGCTCCATCAAGACGACCAACACCGGCAAAGCGACCGGAACCATTACGCTCAAGCGATACGCTGGAATCAGTGCGACTGGTGCTGCCACCAATCTGTGAGCCACTTGGCTTCAATACTGAGGCTAGGGCATAGATCAACACCGAAGGTTCTGGGGGTTAGGCTCAGAGAATTCTGTGTTGGTCATGCTCTGGCTTTGCATCGTCTGGACAACCCTGTCATCTCCGGTGGAGAGGTCACGGTTCCAGATCTGATTGAAGCTGTAACGGTTTGCTCTCAGTCGCCAATAGAAGCGGTCAAGACAATCAACTCTCCGTTTCGTTGGCTGCTCATCAAGCTTTGGTCGTTTCGGATTCGCAAGATGAACCTTGTGGTCGAGATGCTGAAGTTTGAGAAGTGGATTCAAAGCAGCATTGATGCGCCTGAAGTCCTTAGTTCTGGAGACAAGAAGCCTAAGAAACTCGTAATGCCATGGATTGAGCGTTTGGTTATTGCGATTTTGAATCTTGGAATCTCCGAAGAAACTGCGTTGAATATGTCCGTATCAGACGCAGAGCGATTTGTGATGGCTCACGCCGAGATGCACGGTCAGGTTGAACTTTGGTCAGACGAACAGAACGCTCTCTGGGAATACGCCCAGAGCAACAGAAACTGACATGGGAATCCTCTCAATGCTTTTCAGAATCGGTGCTGACACCACCGATTTTGAGATCGGCGCAAAGCGTGTTCAGTCTCTTGGCGACAAGATGGCGAAGACGTTCAAGAGAGATGTTGCGTCTGCGTTCGCTGGAGTGTTTGTTGCTGACAGACTTGTAGATTTTGGACTTCAAGCCATTCGGGTATCAGGTCAAATTTCCGATCTATCAAAACAGCTTGGCGTTTCTGCTGAATTCCTTCAGGAAATCAAATTTGCCGCTGAATTAAGCGGATCGTCTTTGGATTCATTTTCATCTAGCATTGAGAAGATCCAGATTGCTCGCACAAAGGCACTCGGCGGAAACGATGAGTTGGTCAAAGCTTTTGAAAGCTTGGGTGTGTCGTCTGAACAGCTTAAGTCTTCAAGAATAGAGGACATATTTATTCAGATCGGCAAAGCATTTGAGGATGAGGCAAATCCAGAGAAGCTGCTTGAAGCGTTCATTCAGCTTGCTGGCCGTGGCGGTGGAGCGTTGATTCCTGCAATGGTTTCCGGTCTTTCAGACGCTGCTGATCAAGCTCACAGGCTTGGACTCATAATGTCTCAAGAGGTTGTCAATTCGATGGATGAAGCGAATGACAGACTAGACATTCTAAAAGCAAAAGCCACTGCCGGAATTGGAACTATCGTTGGCGGGTTGATTGAGCCGGTTCTGAATGGAATTGAACACGTCTATTCAGCGATTGAGGGGTTTCTTCTTGCTTCATCTACTCCAGAAGGTGGAAAGGAATTGTCAGGAATGGCCATGGTCAAGCATATGGCCCAACAAGCTGTTCAGTCTTTTAGGGCTTCTTGGGATTCCACAGATATTGAGGAGCAGAATAGAAAAGACATCCAATCTCGCATGGATTCCGCAAGGAATGCTGCGAAATCGTTTGATTTTGAAGCGACAGATGCAGAGTTAAAGAAGGCAAGACAGATTCAAGCGTCAGTGAATACAGCGTTTATGGGCGCACAAGGAGACAGTCTCGCTCGCATTGGCGGTTTTACAGGATTCCAGACCACCCAGCAACAGGTCATAAATACTTTGAAGATCCAAGTGGACAAGCTTGATCGTATCGTCAACAACACTGACCAGACCGCGAGATCTTTGAAAGGCGAGTAATGGCGAACATCATTTATACTCCGAATGGTCCGAATCCGTCGAACCTTGAATACATTCCAGTATCTCGGAGGTTTGAGAATTCCGGTTCTGGTACTGGTGCTGTTTGGACTTATGTCTATCGTGGAAGCAAAGACGCTCTCCGCACTCAATCGCTCGCGTGGCTTAATGCTGGCTGTAAGGTAACGATTGATGAAACGGGTCCGTATGCAACGGCAACGGTCATCTTCAATGGTTCTACCAGCAACCCAGAAGACCCGATTGAGAACGCTTTCATCCCCGGAGTTGGACTAGAGCAGGGGACTTTCCGTTATGAGTTCAAGACGGATTACATTGAACTCAGCCTGTTCTCGCTTCCTGCTGTAATGGCAGAGGCAAATAGATATATCAGCGTATCGCAATATCGCTATGATATTGAGAATGCTGTGAAGAACGGTGAAGGTCTTACAATCAATCAACAAAATTTCCCGCTTGCATACAAAGTGTGGGCAAAGCTTTCTCGCGGTCAGGAATCGTTCCCTGTAAGCCGTGTCTCTCTCTCTAAGGTTGGATCGTTCTCTGGAAACAATGGGTTGCCGCAGATCCCAGATTCGATGCCTCCGGTCTATTCGACCCAAGCGTTGAGCTTTTACTATCAACTCCCAGAAGCGGTTCAGCGTCTCATGCCGAGACCGCCGACAAATCCGCTTCTTCAACCTATTCCCGGTACAGCTTGGGGATGGTTGCAAACGAACCAATCGACAACTCTCGTCGAAAAAACCAATCAAGTGGAGCAAACCCAGAACTGGACTTTTGCCGCTTGGGATCTCGACATTTACCCATACATCAACTAACAACTCACAACAAACATGGCTGACGAAATTCAGATGACGGCTCGACTGTATGCCTCAAAGAACGGGGCCTACCTTCCGAGCGTAACCTACACCAAGTCTGCGACGATGGTTGGAACCGACATGGGTTCTCAGACCCAATCCATCGGAACCAGTTCTTCCGAGACGCTTGACGTTCCGGTTGATGTCACAAGTCCTTACAAAGTGTTGATTTCAAACCTCGACAACACCAACTACGTCGAGCTTTCCTTCACTTCTGGCTTTGCTGCTGGTGCTGGAACGATGCGGCTTCCTGCCGGTGAGACGATGCTGATTCCGTATATCAATACGAATCTCTATCTGATCGCCAACACCTCAGCCGTCACGATTCAAGCCACCTTCTGCGAGATCTAACCAACTGACCTATGGCAAACGAGATCGAAATGTCGGCGCGCCTCTATGCCTCAAAGAATGGCGCGTCGATTAACAATCAACTATGGCAAACCACCTGCAACATGACTGGCACGGATATGGGCCAGCAGACGCAGGAGGTTGGGCCGTCTTCTGAATTGTTGGATATCACCGCTGACTTGTCTCTGCCTTACAAGATCCTGATTTACAACATGGATCTTGTAAACGATATCGGTGTGGGAGATGTAGCGTCTCACGTTGGAACCTATTGGATGCGAGTCCCTCCCGGTCAGTTCATACTGATACCATACGTCAGCACCGCATTATACGTTCGTTCATACAACACGAGCGTTGTGAAAATCTTCGCTCAATACTGCGAAATATAACCATGCCGATTGATTTACCGGGAAAGGTAAGCGAAACAGGTCTAAAGGCGGACCATGCCAAAGCGATCAATCGTTTGATTGATGCGGTCAAACGCATTCAACTTGTCGCTGGTCCCGGTCAGCGTGTCGAGCAGAACGCGAATGGAACGACACTGAAGATCAAATCACCGTCTCAACTCAGCACAGCAACCTCCGAAGAATCTTGGTTTTATTGATGTATGCCCGTTGCCAAAGACAGACGGGACAGGATGTTCAACGCTCGCAACCTGAACAGTCTGTATTCGCGGTTCGATCAAAAGGTTGCTAGAGTTCTCGACAATAAGACTCCGATTGCCGCCGGTTTCGATCTTGAGTCATACGTCGGCATCCCTGCCGGTGTTGTCTACAAGTATTCGGTTGACCCATCGACGGCGTTCTATGTAACGGCAAACAGCACTCCGCAATCGCAGGTTGAGATTGAGTTGTCGAAGCTGGAGAACAAGTATCTCGACGTTAATGGTGGTCAGGTATACGTCGATTCATACGTTGCCGCTTTCGATTCTTCTTTCTGTAACCTAGCGGCTATTCACAAGTCTTTTGAGCTTCACAAGCGGAACATCGACGGAGTGGATTATGATGTCCACCTAGGATGGGATGATCCCACCGGAGCATTACTTTCCTATTGCCGAGAGTATTATGACAACGCGAGTTCGATTCCTTCCCTGCCTCCCGGTCGCATACATAAGCACAAGATCGCTGTTGCCGAGATTCTGTTGGAAGGAATAGCAGAGTTCCGCATTCTGAATACATACCAGCGTTATGACTGCTGGAGGGTACACAACTGCTTCAGGAAATCGGTTACAGTCTACTTGCAGAATCAAGATGGGTCGTCCCAACGCGAAACAGTTGGCCCAATGGGTTGCAGGTCGTTCCGCAGAAAAGGCGATGGAACTTGGCAAACAACATGGCCTGACGGGTCTCCATGCTCATATTTCTTCCCGTACTTCAGGGGTGATGTTCCTTACTTTGCCGGTGGTCCTCCGATCTACGGATACCCTCCGGCATTGTCGATGTCTTTGGAGCGATCCGCGAAAGCCAACAACATCGCAAACCCGTTCCTGTTGACCCAATGGTTCCGAGCATTGGGTGGTTGGCTTGACCCGTTTCTCGGTCTGGATATCCGACAAGCATACCCAGAATATGCAGATCCTACGGATGCCAACTCGGCGATTGGCGATCTGATATTCACTTGGGGAAGGGCTAGGGTCGTCTCGTACAACTCGACCACAAACCAAGTCATTCAAGATTACTTTAAGATCTTTCGCAACTCGACGCAGTTCCTTCTGGATCTGGAGTCTATTGGTCTGAATGTTGCCTTTGACGGTATTGATTTAATCCTCAGCACTAAGGAGCAAAACACAACGATTCGGATCTATCCGATTGATTGCAATGTGTTCTTTGGATCAACCGATCCATGGTGGGAGATCACAGATTCGGACACCTATATTTCGACTGCATACCCTGCAACGTACTATACCCAAGACATCGTTTCTCCAACCTCTGCAACAACGTGGGCCATTGGGAATGTCCCCAGTTGGCTTGAGACCATCAGCGTCTTGCGGCGTCGGATAGCGGTGGAGGAGGGGTTTTTGAATGCTTACGATGATGTGGCGTTCATCAGCGAGGAAAAGGTTGGTCTGGTATCTCTGACTCCGCTTGGGTTGATGGTTCCAGTCACGACTGCTGTTGGAATAGATGGAATTGACGCTCTAGCCCTTAGCGATGTTGTCAATTACGAGAGAACCGCCAACATCATCGAACTAAGAACTCAAGTCAGACCTGCCAACTTTGGTTCTGGTGTGTGGTCGAACACCAATTATTGCAGCGCAATCAAGACGTATCACATTGCGTTACCCAGCAATTCTTCTGGGATGTATGGTCATGTTTTTCCGCAACTTTCGACCACATCGTCAGGGTCTAATCCTGCGGTCAACTGCTCATACGTTCCGTCTCAGGGTCCATGGGGGTTCTCAAGCTCTGTCTATGACCGAGAGTTGGAAAGGGTATTCACAACAAACCCTGCGACTCCGGCGAGGACTCAGGCATTTGGTTCTGATTTCTGGATCAACAAATGGGGCGGTGCTGGTGGTGTCGATGCTTCAGTGCGAATCTTGGGCAGACCGGAGACCACCACGCAAAGCACGGGAGCCGTTGATGACGTATTCGGAGACCTGAACAACCCGCAGATGGCTTGTCTGGCTCCTTGGGTCACGTCCGCTGCTGCATATTACAGCACTGAGGCGGAGATCGCCGATATTCGGTGGACGTATGAAACGGTTTTTAACTGGCCGTACTCTCCGACGTATGACGCAATCAATTACGATGGAATCGGCCCATTTTATCACAAGATTCCAAAGAGCGCGTTCCTTTGGAATTTGCTGGAGTTCCATGTCCGCGCATGGACGCGAGCAGTTCCGCTGTGCCATGGCGAGGAGCAATGTCCAATTTATGGCTTTGATGCCGCAGGAAACATTGAGACAACCACTCTTGGTGTGCTGATGCCGAAGGATCTGACGCTGACCTGCACCACCGATGAAGGCCCGTCATTCTTCATCACCGAGGAGCAGTTCGACGAATTTTTGGCGAACGGAATCTCCGCGAAGAAGCTTTATGATGGCGTCTATACGATGACCTATTACTGGGTTGTGAGTGCGGTCGAGCTTGCGGCTTACTGCAATCGGATGGGCTTCAGTTCCTACAACTTTGATTGCTTGAACCAAGTTCTCGACGGTCAGGGAGGTCTTGTGACCGCCGCCACCAAGTGGAACTCGCAGCGGAACTATGGTCCCGGCGAGACCGTCCAGATCGCATCTTACTACGACACGGCAGCGTCGAAGGAGTTCTACCGACAGGTCCGATACGTCAACCTACGCTTGCCCAACGAACTCTCCGCTTGACGGAAACCCAACGTTGGGTTTAACGTCTCCGCAGTCGATGAAATGCCCGTCCTGTCAGCATATTTTTGCCGTTAGCTTGCGCGAGATCGCGCAGGAGATGGGGCGGAAATCTTCACCGGCAAAGGCCCAAACCGCTCGCGTAAATGGAAAGCGCGGGGGGAGGCCAAGGAAGACATATGAAACAAGAGTTGATCCCAAGTCAGAAGCAGTCCGCGCTCGCAATAATGGCGAGCAAATTCAACGTTGAACCGGTTCGTTTGCTGGAGACGCTGAAGGCTACGTTGATGCCAAAAGCGTCGAACGAAGAGCTTCTCTCCTTCGTAGTCACGGCTAACCAGTACGGGTTGAATCCGTTCACTCGCGAGATCTACGCATTCCCTGCTCGCAATGGTGGCATTCAGCCGGTGGTCAGTGTCGATGGCTGGATTAAGATGATGAACAGCCATCCGAGCTTCGATGGCATTCAATTCACGACCGAAGACAAAGACGGAAAGCCGTGGAGCGTGACCGCAACCATTCACGTCAAAGATCGCGCCCATCCCGTGGAGGTCACCGAATACTTCTCGGAGTGTTCACGCAACACCGAGCCGTGGAAGGTCAACCCCCGTCGAATGCTCCGACACAAAGCTCTGATCCAATGCGCTCGCGTTGCTTTCGGATTCTCTGGTATCAGCGACGAGGAAGAAGCCATACCGCAAGTCGCGCTCAACGTCACGCCGTCTCGACCAATCTTCCGGTCAAAGCTGGAGCCGACTGTCGAGCCTCCGACAGTGATCCCAAGCGTTAGCGTCGAAACCAACGCCCAAACCACCACCGAGGAAGGAGCGACCAATGAATGACGAACGATTGGGTTTGCCTTCCGCATCCTCCGCGAGCCGGTATGCCGCTTGTCTCGGAAGTTGGCAGTTGGAGAAGCAGATTGCCGAAGGACCGGCAACCAATGACGCGACGATTGGTAACCGCATCCACGCTGCTCTTGCAAAGGATCACGTCAAAGACCTAACCGAGGATGAGATGGAGATCGTTTTGCGATGCTCCGCTCAAGAGGAGGATTTGGTCAAAGTCACGTTTGCTGGCTCCGAGGAAGAACCAAACGTCTTCCGCGAGAAGCGTCTCTGGTCAATCGACGAGAACGGCAAGAAGCTTTGGAGCGGAAAGCCGGATGTCATTTACACCAACGGTCCAGTTGGTCTGATCATCGACTACAAGACGGGTCGCGGCGCAGTCGAGAACGCTGCCGAGAACCTTCAGTTGCGGTGCTTGGTCGCTCTGCTCGACGAGAACTTTGGGTTCACGTTTGAGAAGATCACGGTTGCAATCATCCAACCGCTTGCAGGTGTCCCAAGTGTTGCAGTCTACGAATCTGGGGACATTCGGAATGCAATCGCTGAATCAGCGGCTTTGATGGATGACATCCAGAAGCTTGGTCAACCGCGCACTCCTTCCGAGTCCGCTTGCCGGTACTGCAAAGGAAAGCCCTATTGCGCCGAAGCGCGGGAGTTGGCCGTCGCTGGTCCTCTTGCGAATGCGCCAGAAGGCATAACGCCAGACGCTATAGCCGCCACACTGACCAACCAGACGCTTGCAGCGTTCTTGGATCGTGCAGCGCAAGCGGAGGCCGTAATCGAAGCTTGCCGCAATGAGGCACGACGGAGGCTTGCAGAAGGTGATACGGTCGAAGGGTGGACGCTCAAAGAAGGTGCAGTGCGTGAGACAATCAAAGACACCGAGACCGTTTACCTTCGATTTATCGAAAGTGGCGGGACTTACGAGGACATCATGCCAGCAATCACGATCAACAAGACGAAGCTCAAAGATGCGTTGAAAGTGGCAACCGAAACCAAAGGAAAGGAACTGGACGCAAAGCTGACCGCTCTGCTCGACGGATGTATCGAATCGAAAGCCTCACAACCCACACTGACCCGAATCAAATGAACCAGACTCACCCAATGGAACTAGTCCGAGAGTTCATGCGGACATTCCAGCAGTACGTTCCAGCTACTCCAGTCATGCCAGATCCGGTGACGCAGAATTTGCGTTATAGGCTGATCGACGAGGAGTCCCAAGAATTGGCCGAAGCGACGAACAAAACCGAGTATCTCGACGCTGTTGGAGACCTGCTGTATGTCGTCTACGGGGCTGCACTTGCTGCTGGCTTCAGTCCGCATCAAGTCGATGCAGCGTTCTCGGAAATCCACAGGTCCAACATGAGCAAGTGTTGGAGCGACGACGAGATCCACTCTATCCCCGCTGACTGCCGCTCATCTCGGGTTGGAGACAATCGACACATTGTCCGTCGCACTGACGGTAAGATCGTCAAGAGTCCGTCCTACTCACCGGCACGACTGGAGGGGTACACGCGATGAGACATCTATGGGCGAGGGGTTTCGGCAAGCTGTACCGCGATGCCGAAGTGATTACCACGGATGATGGCAGGAGGTTTCTCCTAGCGGTCATTGAGTTTGATCAGCGCACGTTGGGCAACGGCAAGCCATATGCACAGCGGGTCCAATTCCGGTCATTCGACAATGAAGACATTGAGATCGCTGACCAGTTACTCGCGGGTACATACGTCATGTTCGACGGCGATTGCGATGCGGTGGCTGACAAGTCGCAAACCGGATGGTGGTACGCCAATCCACGGGTCACCGGACGCATCAACGAAATCCACCATGCATCTTGATTTCCACGTCACCGGAATCCCGAAGGCTCAACCGCGAGTCAAAGCGTTCCGTCGCGGGACTCACGCTGGAGTCTACACTCCAGATTCCGCAGACGGTTGGAAACAATCGGTGCGTCTAGAAGCCATCGCAAACGCTCCACGTTGCCTTATGACGGGTCCGATTAGGTTGCAGCTAGACTTCTTCCTACCGCGACCCAAAGCGCATCTAGACCGACACGGCATTCCGAAGCCGAAATCTCCGGTTTGGCATCCCAAGAAGCCAGACTTGGACAACCTCATCAAAGCGGTGACCGATGCGATCACCGACACTCAACGGGTCTGGCTCGACGACTCGCAAGTCTACCAGATTACAGCGACGAAGACTTACGCTCTCCAGCACTCTGGATGCAGCGTGAGAATCAACGCTGACTGACCTTCGGAAAATGCGGCATGGTGCGCGGAGAGAGTCCGCGACGGGTTTGGTTCACCTCAAGAAACACCGCATTTTCCTAAGGATTTCGATGGTTTTGAATCATCCAAAAGATTTTTGCATTTTTCTGTTGCGGAGAACCGAGCGTTGGGTTTAACTCTCTCCATCGACGGCGATCAAGCCGCGAGAAACTGAACGAATAAAATGAGCGCAACCACCACAACTATCGACACCGAAAAAGCACTTCGTAACATTGTTGAGAAATGCAAGAAAGACAAGAATTTTCAAATCACATTGGTCATGTGCGCCCCATTGGTCTATATTCGCATGAAAGGGAGTCTGCATTTTGTTGGGTCTGTTCCTTCATTTATGTTGGACGCTTCTTGTAATTCTGATCCTAGTTTGACCGATCAGATCACATTTCACTCAAAAGCAGTTCTTACTGTTCATGGAGATGTAATTTATCTCCGTTAATTAAACAAGATGAAATGTTCATGTATATTTATATACAATAATTAATCTCAAATAAATTTTCAAGAGGGGCGCGACTCTCCAACGCGCATCCTTTGGGTCCGGTTGAACCTCATCAACCCAGTCGTCCGGTACGGAATACTCGGAGGAGGGGCGCGACTCCTAAAACGCGCAAACCATCAAATACCATGAAATACCATTGCAGAAACAAGGACGGCAAAGTCCTAAGTATCCACCGCAGCATCGAAGAAGCTCTGAGGTCCAAAGATGTCTGGAATCATACCATCGAACTGATTGGTATTACCGACGAGACCGGAAGGGTTCTTGAGGCCGATGAAATCTTCCAAGCCAAAGCCTCCGCTTGGCTGAAAGGTCTCCGATGAATCTGGGACCACTCATCGCTGCTCTGATAACAGTCGAGTCCAACGGCAACGACACAGCAATCGGAGATGGTGGTCGAGCCATTGGCGCACTCCAGATCCACAAAGCGGTTGTGGTGGACGCCAACCGCATCGCTGGCACTAGCTACACCCACCAGCAAATGACCAACCGAATCGCGGCTCGTCGAGTTTGCGAGATCTATCTGAGCCGATACGCTGCGGGAAAGACCAACGAAGAAGCAGCGAGAATTTGGAACGGTGGCCCGACTGGTCACCAGAAGTCAGCGACCGTCAGCTATTGGAACAAAGTCAAAAAGCATCTGTGAAACCCAAGACCGTATTCCTAACCGAAAAGACCCACCAGAAGCTCAAAGAGCTATGCAATCAACAGGGAATCAAGCTGAACCACATTGTCGACTTGATAGTCCGCGAATGGCTGGAGAAGAAGGAGGCCAAGCCGTGAGCGATACACCAAACCCAAACGTGTTTTTCCGAGGTGATGACATGGGAATCGGAAACTTTCCAATCAAAGGAGGCAAAATTAGCAATCAACCAATCAACGACGGAGGATATTGGTTTGAGAAATTCAAAGAAGCCAATGAGCGCATCCAGCGGCTGGAGGAGGCGGGGGATGCGATGGTTGAAACCACAACGACACCTGCTGCTGATGCATGGCACAAAGCCAGAGGGGAGGCCAAGCCATGAGCCATCATGTTCGTGACGCCACGAAAATGATCAGCAAAACCCCGCGCACAGACCGGCAGCCGTACATCACGGTTGGTTTCACCGAGTTCGTGAAGGCTGGCTTCGCCCGTCAGCTAGAGCGGCAACTGGCCGGAGCCAACAAGCGGATCGTCGAGCTGGAGAAGGAGAATGAACGCATCCACAGATTGGAACGTGCTGGGGATATGCTGTGCGCTGCTGCCGCCTTCCTAGGCTGGCATGGTGAGATTGAGCAATGGAACAGGGTGAAGGTGAGGAAGCCGTGAACAACCCCATCGACCCTGCCGCATTCGTCTTCAAGCATAAGCGAACCGGACAAGTCGTCGTGGCACCCAGCGAGCGGTGGCATGAGTACTACGACAACAAGGAGAACTGGGAACACACCGCCAGCATCAACGCCTGTCTTGCAATCCAATACATCCTGTCGGTCAAACCGAGGGAGCGGAACAGGTACCTGAGATCACTCACGGAGAAGAAATGAAACTGCGACCGATCAAATGGGTACTGTCACCGACCGACGACCATATGCTTTCGATGGAATGCACCGACATCGAAATCGTCGATGAGGGCGGCGGTGAATACGTCGAGGTGAGTCAATCGGCTGATGGCCACGGCAAGATCAGCATCAACCCCGAGGAATGGCCGATGATGCGTAAGGCCATCGACGATGCGATCAAGCAATGCAGGGATCTGAAGAAATGAAACTCCTACACGAGATGCCGGTCGATCATCCGGCGCGTAACACCGCTCTGGTCAACCTAGATGTCCGCATTCGCTGCCGACATACCAAGTCGATGCGCGATCCGAGGACTTGGAAGATCAAGTCAGACACTTACAACCGTTTGAACGATAGCTGGCGGAACAACTTCGATTTCATTGTATATGAACAACAAAGTTAATACATCATTTGAATTGGATTACAAAACACTTACAGCACTACAGAAAGAAGCAGAGAAACTCGGTTTCCGGTCTTGGGGAGCATACATCCGCCACGTCTTGGACTTTCACATCGTAACATTTCACCCAGAACTATTGAATGAGCATACTACAAACACTCGGACTAACTAAGGACGCAATCGCCAGATTGTTAGGTGTAACACAAGCACCAGTTCAACAACCGAAATCAACAACCGCACCAAAGAGCAGAAAGACATACAAGGGTCGAAAGCAATGGAAGATATCCAAAAGGGTGGTTGATGCCGTCAGAAATGAACCATCCAACAAGACGCTTGTAGAATTGTCCCATAAGTACAATGTCTCCGTTTACTGGGTCTGGTGTGTTCGTAAGAACAAAATCCGAGTGAATTGACCTAAATCCAGCGAGTGTGTCTTGATTGATGCTTCGTCTTATGCTTACTACCAACTGTGAACATCACACAACACCGCCGACGTGTCATGGCGGTTGGTTGCAGCCATGGGAACCGAGCCAATCAAGATGCACTCGCTGCTGTGCTGTTATTCCGCGAGAGATTCAAACCGGACGAAGTGATCCATCTCGGAGACGCCTACGATCTTGCCGCATTGCGAACCGGATCACTCCGAGACCCTCAAGACTCGGACCAAGCAGATGACTATCTCGACGACATCGAACAGGGAGCCAAATTTCTAGACGATCTTAGGCCGACAGTCTTCACCATGGGAAACCATGATGAACGAGCAAAGAAGTATCTGAACCATCACAACGCTGTTGTCAGAGGATTCGCTGAAGCTGTATGGGAACGAATGTTGCAGCCTATTGAGAAACATTGTCATACATTTATCAAATACAATGATTGCCATGACAGATCGTTTTATCAGTTGGGCGGATTTAGATGGGGACACGGCGTCCTATTTGGTGAGAACTTCTTGCGTGATTCAGCCGAGACTTTTGGCAACTGCGTTGTGGCTCATGCTCACAGAGCAGGTCAAGCGTCTGGAAGATCGAATGGAAATCCATTGGGCTTTTGCGTCGGTACTTTGGCAGACGTTCCTGCAATGGATTATGCCTCCAAGCGACGATCAACCCTAGCTTGGTCCCATGGAATGGTCTTTGGTGAGTACACCGAGACATCCGCCAACCTTTACCTTCACCAATGGCCTCAGAACGAACAGAATTGGCGCCTGCCGAGCTTCTAAAGCGGCTTAGGCTCGCGATAGCCAACCAACCAGAAGAAGTCCCAAAAGGCTGGCATACAGCCAACCAATGGGCCGAGATCTGGAACATCACGCCAAATGCTGCTGGAATCGTTCTCTCACGATCAGTTCGCATCGGAGAGATGGAGTCCAAGAAGTTCCGCATACTTTGCGGTAACCGTGGAGCTTATCCCACACCGCATTACCGTCCAACCAATGAAATACAGATCAAAAGCCAACCCTAAGGTTGCAGTCGAGTTTGTCTCCGAAGCCCAACTCCGCATCGGAGAGACCAAGAGACTTGCCGTCATCTACCAGCGCGACGGATACACCTACGTCAGACCGAAAGCAGAGTTCTTCGACAAGTTTGTGCTGGACGAGAAACCGATCCCGAGTTAGACCTATCCCTGTCGCTGCGAGCCGTGAGAAGCCAGCAGCGGTGCAAAAGATAATCCATGTTAAACCATTTCGATCCCCCTCGCACCGTGCATGTCCCGTCGATTATCCGGGAGTTCTCACCACGGTGCGTAGGGGGATTTTGGCTTCAACATGACATACTCAGAAAAGCTCCAAGATCCTAGGTGGCAGAAAAAGCGGCTCGAAATCATGTCTAGAGACGCATTTGCATGCCGCAAATGCCAATCAAAGACAAACAGCCTAACGGTTCATCACTTCTATTATGTAGCAAGAAGGAATCCGTGGGAATATCCACGCAATTCAATGGTGACAATTTGCAGAGACTGTCATCGGGAGGCTCACAAAGACGATTCAAGCCTGAGATTGGATTTTTTCAATTCGTGGGAAACCAGTGCAGGAATTGAAATCGCGAGGCAAATTTCGATGGTTGAGCAGGACATTAACCATGATGAAGGATGCTTATTTTTCATTGAAAGAGCCGCATACGAAATTGGATGGCCACCTTTCGAAATTCTGCATCTTTTGAAAGACGCCGCTGAACATGGAATAATGACAGATGAATGGCTTATGAACTTAAGGAAGCAAATTCCTTCTAGTGATATTGAGGAAAACGAACAATGAGAATTAGATCTATTAAACCAGAGTTCTGGGAATCTGAAAGTCTCGGGAGAGTATCAAGAGAAGCTAGGCTCCTTTTCATCGGACTCTTCTCATGTTGCGATGATGTCGGGAGGGCTCGCGCATCCTCGCGACTCCTCGCGAGCCGTCTTTTCCCTTACGATGATGACGCTTTCAAGAAGCTTCCAGCGTGGATTGCTGAACTTGAAAGGGAGGGTTGCGTTCGGCTCTATCAGGTTGCCGGTGAATCATATCTGGATATCCCAAAATGGCTGAATCACCAGAAAATCGACAAACCTTCGGCGTCCAAGCTCCCGGCATTCGACGATACTCGCGAGGATTCGCGAGGATTCGAGAAAAATAGCCTTGGAACAGGGAACAGGGAAGAGGAACAGGGAAAGGAACAGGAGACATTCTTCGTTTCGGAGGTTCCCGTGAAACCTCTTTGGGGTGTTAAGTTTGGATTGATGCTTCCAGAGAATCTGCAGACTGATGAATGCCTTTCGGCTCTTGAGACTTGGCTTGCTTATAAAGCTGAACGAAAACAAGGATATAAGCGAATCGGATTATCCGAAGCTCTTAAATCTTGGTCGAAGGAATTTAACAAAGACACATTCCCGTCTGCCGTCATTAACTCCATTGCTAATAATTATCAGGGTCTATTTGCTCCGAGAGCTGCACTTCAAATTCAAACTCCTCAGAAAAAGGAACTCGACTGGAGGGATAGCCTGTGAGCAGCCCATACTTCTCGGAAGAAGACGAGTTCGGTTTAATCGGAGCTTGTTTGACTGGAACTCTGGACACTTGCGCTGATGCGCTCGCTGAAGTCCGAAGCGACTGGATCGAACATCAATCGCTCAAAGACACCTACGAGGTAATTCGTTCGCTGACTCAACAGAACCGCGCACCAAGCCTTCCTGAGCTTGGGAAGGAATGGAAGAAGCTGAACGGCAACCAGCCCATCCCTTTCGAGGACTGGAACAAAGCGATGGAAGTCTGTCCGTCACCGGCAAACCTTCCATACTACGTCAAAGGCATAGCAGAAGCCGCTCACCGTCGCCAGCTAAGGCTCGCAGGAGACCGCCTTATACGCGAGTCCGCTGTCCTGACACTTCCGACAGATCAAATCGTCTCTAATGCCGAAGCAGGACTCAGCATTGAGGTCTCTAGGGAGACTCTCTCAACGTCAAAACAGGTCGCGGGGTCGTTCATCGACGCGATGCAGGAAAGATTCAGCCGAAAAGGCACGCTCTCGGGAGTGACCACTGGCTTCCATTGGCTCGACGACAAGACCGATGGTTTGCAGCACGGTGAGCTTGCCATAATTGCGGCTCGTCCATCTATAGGTAAAACGGCAATCGCCATCGCCATTGCCGAAGCAGCAGCGGTCAGAGCTAAGATCCCAACGCTGTTCATTTCGCTTGAGATGTCGAAGGAGGCGATCTTCAGACGATCCGTCGCATCTATCGGGAGCGTTCCAATGCAGAACCTTAAGAGCGGAAACCTCAACGAGGGGGATATGCGCTCAATGAGCCAAGCATCTGCAAAGCTCGCAAGCAGTCCGCTCTGGTTCTTGGATGGCTCAAGTTCTCAAAGCATCGCCAGCATCACCGCCAATATCCGCAGAGCAGTGCGAAAACACAAAGTGCGGCTTGTGATTATAGACTATCTCCAGAAGGTAAAGGCAGCCGAGAAGTCCGAAAAACGCACCTATGAAGTCGCAGAGGTCAGCGGTAAGCTCAAAGACATTGCAGTCCAGACCGGAGTGGCTCTGCTATCATTAGCTCAGTTGAACCGAGAGAACGAGAAGGACAAAGGCAGACAACCTCGTCTGACTGATCTAGCGGACTCCGGTCAGATCGAACGTGACGCTGACCTTGTGATGCTACTAGACCGAGATCGAAAGCAGTCGAAAGGTGAAGCCTCAATCGTCATCGCAAAGCAACGCGACGGTGAGTGTGGCCTAGTCAAGCTTTGGTATGATGGGCAATTCTGCAGGTTCTCAGAGCCTCCCATAGATACCTAAATCCCAACGCTGGGTTGACACCATAAACAAAGTCTGTAAACTGCCTCTCGACGGTACAAATCCCCCACAAATACCATGGTAATCGGAAAGATTGACGTTACGAAGGTCGATAAGACCCATCTATTCAAAGGCAAGTCTGGAACCTACCTCGACATTGCTTTAATCCCCAACAAGACCGGACGCGACCAATACGGTAATGATGGAATGGTCGTTCAGTCCGTCTCAAAAGCAGCAAGACAAGAAGGCAAGAAAGGTCCGATCCTTGGCAATTATGTCGACATGGACCAACGCGATAAGCCGCAGACCAAAGCAAAGCCGGTCTCCGCAAATGACCCCATCGGACCTGAAGACGACATCCCGTTCTGATATACCTTATGGCACGCAACCGTTATCTATGTAAGAAGGTCGAAGAAGGTGATATTGACCGTCTCGACCCACTCGAAACGCAAGCAAGAATCACACTCCTAAGCCAAGCACCGAATATCATTACAAGTGCCATTGCCAAAGGCTGGATCTCTTATCCAACCAAGACAAAGGTGCAAGACGACAACTCCGAATCAATGACTTGGTTATTGCGATACGATTGCGAGCGAGCTTATCACAACAGACAGAAGGGGATGTCATACCGAGACATTGCCAAGATGCTGGGTGTCGGACTCTCTCGCGTTACCCACATCTTGCATCGCGGAGAATCCATCGTGTTGGAACGCAAGCTCAATGACATCGGTGTCAAACCAATAAGCGTTCCCGATAAAGCAACTGTAAAGAAGCACACCAGCACAAGCAAGAGCAGCATTAACAAGCGCAAGCGTTTGTGATTTATCAATATCAAATGTCACTGTTTGTTATGTTGTTTCATTGCCTAATCGCAAGCCATATACCGTTTGCGTTAGGAGGCTCCCGTCAATGTCCCAAACGCAGGTGATCGCGCGGGA